ACGAATATCCTGAACTTTTGGTACATATGAAGGATCAATTGTCTTCATTACAATCTTGATTGCGAATGAAGAAAACTCTGGCAGATCCGCAACACTATACTTGAGTTCTTGATATGAAGATTGTTTCTCAACAATCCCAGAAATGCTATTTTCGCTAGTTGCAATTTCAACTGTATCTGGATTGCCATCAACATTGAAATATTCCCAATCGATATCTTCGAAGTTTTCTTGACTTGATGCCTTTTTAAATCTGTAAAGAACTCTAATATTAGAGATGTCTTTTACATTGGCAGTTAGTCTTACATCAATAGATGATCCAGGATTGCCAATAGCAATTTCCTTAGTTACATACTTAGCAACTGAAGAACTATTCTTAGACAAATCTTCGGAGACAAAATCAACGCCATTTGTATATGTAATTTGACCAATCTCTAGATATGATGCTTCTTCCTCTGGTTGTGTTGGATACTTAACAAAATCACCTACACGGAAGATATCAGATGTTTGCTCCTGTACAAGAGCGTTTCTTGCAAAATCATCATTGTCAGTAATTTTTCCAGTAAAGTCATCATTAATTGGTTGAACATCATTTCTGAGAATAAGTTCCTGTGTTTTATTATTCCAGATAACAGTTTTTCCTGTGATCTTATTATCATAAGATTCTAAAATCACTGCTGGATTTCTTGCTGTAATAGTCGCAGCATCTTCAATGTCAAAGAATAACTCAACTGGGTTAGAATCAACAGTTACGTTTGTCAAACTTTCTTGAGAACCAAGAGCGACACCTTCTCCCTTTTGGAAGAATTGGGCAGTCTTGACACGAACATAAACTACAGCGCCATTTACTCTAGCGATAGTTCCAGAAGCTTTTGTTGTTGCTCCTTTGATTGTCTGACCTTCTACAATTTCAGTTCCACCATTTCCAGCAAGTTGGAATTGATAGACTGGATAGAACTTAATAATTTGATCTTTTCTGCCAAATCTATTCTCTTGTCCAGATGCATTTTCAACTCTACTTGAAGATGTCTTCACAGAAGCACTTGAAAGATCAACAATGGGGGAAAGATGAGATATTGTAGAAGAAAGAACCATCTTGTAATTCAAAGAACTTTGAATGCCGTTGAGAGTTTCGTTAATCTCGGAAGCAATAAGTTTTTGATTTGTGAAATATTGTGGTTCATTTAAGAAAGTTCTTTCATAGTCAGTTTGAGAATAAGATGTATAGTTTGTGGTTGAAGAATCTACGGGAACTACATTAGTTGTCTTTACGTAATTCTCAAGTTTTGTTCCAGTAAATGATAGATATCCAATCTGTGGATATAGAGTTTCAAATTTTCTATTGTGTGTAGCATAGACATTTGATCCACCACCGAAAGAATTGCTAGATGCTTTTGCACTTGATGTGATATTGTAAGTATCAATTCCACTATTAGCAATCTTAAATAGTGTGCTATTCAAGATATCGGCAGTAACTCCTCCTGTTTCTTTCGCTGATCTATAGAAAACATAAGATTTTCCACTTTGTTCAAAACCATGATCTCTGTGAGAAACCTTGACAATAGCGTTATTGTTTTTAAACAATTTAGCAGTTGCGTTTGTGCTTGAAGATGAGTTAGTTTCGAATGGATTGGAATTCAAAAGTTCATATCCTAAGTTGTCATTTTTAACAATCAACTCAGCTGGTCTGCTAATATCAAACTCTGCACGATATAGAGTGAACTTAAGATCTTCAAAGATATCCTCTGTCCAACTCTCAGTGTTTTGTGACTTAAATACTGAACCAAGAGAAGGTTGAGTTGTAATAACGGTGCTAGTAGCAATGTCAGTCGATCCAAGTTTGGATGACCAGATAGCATAGTCTGTAGAATCTGTCTCTACTACAAGAGCATATTCGGTATCATTTTGTAAGTAAACAGGATATTCGAATTCAAACTTTGTGGGAGTAGTAGAATTCGTAACTCCCTCGCTATCGACCGCTACGCCCATTCTAACTGCTGGGGTATCTATCTCAATGTAAGTTTGAATTTCGCATCCTCCAGCGCCATTTCCGACGCCTTTGACGACGACTGATGGTGCTTCTGTATATCCAAAACCAGAAAGAGCAACCTCTGCGTTGTAAATTCTACCACCAGATACTCCAATTGAAGCGGTAGCAGTAGATCCTCCAGGAAGTTGTGGACTTTCGATAGTCAAAATAGCACTATCATAATTTTGACCAGGATTGGTAACTCTTACTTTTGATACTTTTCCGCTATCTTTTGCAATAGTAACTTTGGATGTAGATCCGCCAGTTGCATTTGCTAGAGTTACAGATGGAATAGTCAAATCTTCATTTTGAACAAATGACTTGCCGTTGTGATTGCTAAGAACAAAAGTATAAACCTGCTCGTTGGTCAAGCTGTATCTACCAGAAGATGTGGCAACTAACTCAACATTATTCTTATCGAAGATTTTTAGAATAGGACCAGAAGCAGCAGAACTTACTCCAGTTACATTCTCTCCTTTATATACAGAGACATCGCCATTTGTATAGCACTTAAGGAATGTATTTGGAGATAGAACTCTCTCTGTGCCAGGAATAACATTTTTTCCTGGTTTTTCTGAATCTACATTAGTAATGTATGTCTTGATTGGAATGTTGCTACTCTTCTTGCTAAAGTAAAGATCAACACTAGTTACAAAACATCCACCCTCTAGATTTTCTACCTTAAAGGTTTGTGCTAGTGGGTTAGGTCTTACTGGATTATCGGTGTTGCTTTCAATTAATTGAACACCTTCATTAGACTTGAAGTATGAAGGTCTGGTAGATACGATAGTTCCAGGGTTTTCTGGAAGAATACCAGTTGCATAATACTTGATTTCTGTGTAACTATCTACTTCATCTTTAGGTGCATTTGTGGAGCTAGAAGTAAATCTAAATGTCAAAGTTCCTGAAGTAATAGAAACTTCTTCAGCACTAGTGTCATATGATACAGTATCAATACTTCCAGACCACGTGGCATTTTCTAGTGGTGGATAACCAGCAGGAAGAATGATAAGACCAGATGCATTACCATATTCGTCCGTTGTAATAGGACCATTGAATGCAGATAGAGAGTTTCCAGCAATTCCAGTAAATCTCAAATCTGGATTTACCCAACGACTAATGTTTCTACCTTCAAGGAATGGATACATCCTTGTGTTTGGTTTCATTCTTCTAATTACATACTTAACTGGTATGCTTCTAGCGAAGAAAGATAGAGAATTAGAAACAAGATTTCCTCTTACCGTCTTTGTCTGTACTCCCTTTCCGATATCATTATTCTGTGGACTGATATTTGAAGAACTGGAAACAGAAGCAGATTGAACTTTTGTAGATGCCTGTTGAGTATTTACTTCTCCAAGTGAATTGATTGAAGTAAATGATGGGGAAGAACCCACCCAGTTGACAATAAAGGAATTATGAATACTTGAGAATGATTCTTTAATATCTTCTTTTGCTAAGAAAATATTGAACAAGCTTGTGTTTGTGTCAACTACCAATGGTTCTTCTGTTTGATCATACCATTGATCGATAGATGGAGATAGTTCACCATCACCAACATACTGCAGAACAACGAATGGATTTGGATTGATTGTTGTTGATGCAGAAGAATTTCCAAGCAGAGATAAGTTGGTGTATGGAAGAGTGATCATCTGACCTGTCTTCTTATATCCAGAAACAGATCTTTGATCTTCTCTTACATTTACTTCTACTAGTTTAATTGAATCTTCTTTTGATTGAGGACGTAGAACTGATTGTTGAGGATCGATAGCACATGCATAATCTAGAGAAGTTAGATTTCCAACTTTATGTGCTTCGAAGTTATCAACAAAGAAACCAGACTTAAATCTGTCTAGACCAACTTCATCCTTGACTTGCATGTTAAGAGCTTGCTGCTCAAGGATGCTAAGAGTAGTGTAATACTCAAGACGCTCAATGCGCTTCTCCAACTTACCAATATCGCGCATTGTATAGCGACGATTATCAACTGGAGTAATTCTTACATCCTTGCTTGTCTTAGTATATGCAGGAATATACGCATAGAACAAAGGAACTGCGTCATCAATAGGATCTGGTTTTGATGGATTTAATGAAGAATTTCCTTCTTTGACAATAAATTCACCTTTCTTATTGAGGAATACACCATCAATACGATCTAGATACTGGATCTGACTGAATGAGAATGTATATTCAATTCCAGCATCAGGTGCGGGGGTGCTAGAAATGACAGCACCCGAACCAGAGAATGAACCTTCGGTAACTTCTAAAATTGATTTGTCTAGGAAACCAGGAATAATAGCATTATTATCAACTTTAGGTCTAAAGTCAATTACATTCTTGAGTTCTACATTACCAAGAACAGGGGAGTTGAAAGATGGGATTTCATCTTCTGGAACTCCAGCTTCGTGTAGGTAACTGTCAATGGTAACAAAATCACCTTGAGAATGAACAAAGTAATCAAATGCGATTACAAGTTGACCTACAGATGCTTCAAATCCTGGTTTCAGAACAAGTCTTGAAACATCATAAATTGTATCTCTTTGTCCATCATCAAAAGTATACCTGTCTGTAACATCTACACCAGTTACAAGATTGCCAGCGGTATCTACTTCTGGTGGTTGTGATGGCGTACCTTCATAAACATAACGTAGTTTGAATACGTCTGAATATGAAATTTTATCAATTACCTCGCTATCGTAGTCATTTCCTCTTAATGGAATAACTCTATCACCAGAAGCAGTGACAATAATTCTCTTATTTCTTACAGCAGTCTTAAGTCTTGGTTTTGCGTTAGATACTTCTAGAGTTGCCGTTAACTTAAGTTTGGGGAATGTTCCGTTGGAAGGAATAGTACCAAAATATCCAGAAGGAATTTTCAAATTAATACTACCAGAAGTTAAACCACTAGCAGTATCAGTAGAAGATGAAATCTCAACGGCATCTGCTGGAATATAAACAATATCACCAACGGAAATATCTGGAGCATCACCAGGATCTAGAACAGTGATAATATAATTTTCCTCAGTGAATGCTGCAAATCTTTGTGTACCGAATGGAAGTTGTGCAGCAAACGTGATAATGCCATCACCAGAAGCAGCAGTTGTTACAAAATCTCTACGGAAGTAATACTTGATCTTTGTGTCATCTCCACCTGCAGAGATTTGCTCTACTTGCTTACTACCAGTTGGGAATAGCAATGTTCCACCGCTAGTATTCTCTGGTCTTGGTCTGAGACGGACAATACTTGTATTAGTAACATCACCAGGAAGTGCTGTATCTAAATAAATTCTTGTCTTAGCAGAACCCTCTGCTTTCGTTGCATATTGGACAATTGCACGAACTAGGTTATTGTCTGCATCGGAGAATTGAATTAGATCTCCCTGCTGAACAACACTAGAAGCATCTGCACTAAAACTCGTGGATTCTACAAATAAAGTTCCTTTCTTACCAAAGAATGTATAGTCAGTAACTGCAGTGATATTTGAATATGTTTGATTATCAACTACAAGATCTGCAGTAAATTTATTACTTCCACCAGAACCATAAGATCCGCCAATAGATTTGACATTTCGTGGAGTATATGTAGTTACAGCATTTCTAACAAGAACTGCACGAACTTCTGCTGCACCTGCACTATCTGTGGATCCAGTGACAATAATTTCTGGTGGTTGTGAGAACTCAAGATTTCTTAAAAATGCTTGATTATTGATTGCAACTTTATAAACCTTACCGCCGTAGACAGTTGGTTCTAGTTTAGATGAATCATAAGTAACACCATTCAATAGAATTTCTGCTCCAGCGGAATAACCCGATCCTCTCTCAATGACAACGAAATGTGAAATAGTATTGTCCTTTGCAATTCTTACTGTATTAGAATCTTCATCTCTAATCGTCTCTCCAGACTTAAAGGTTCCAGATAGAGTTTTAATAAACAAAAGTCTATCGGTTGTATAAACACCAGAAGCTGGTCCTTCTACAACACCATAAGCGCCACTTTCTAGACCAAACACATACTTACCTTCATCAAATCCAGCAGGTACAGTTTCTAATAGAATTCTAGTGAAGAACTGAGGATCGAAATATGAGAAACTAAAAATGCTATTATAACTTTCTGTTCCGCCACTTAAACGTCCTTTTGAAAGAACAATATCAGAATCTGAGTTGAAACCAGCTCCTCTTTGTTTGAGGAAGAAATTACTTGGCTTTACTTTACCAATTACTGGAGTAATGCTAGAACGATAATCTACAACTTCTCCCCAATAATCAGTATTTGATTGAGCATCTCCATTTGAAAGGAATAGTTTCCTTTTCTTTTCATTGTCTCCCTCATCATACTCTAAGAGGAGATTTTCTAGTTCTGCTTTATTTCCAAAAACGGTAAGTTCTAAAAACTGCTTATTCTCGTTTGGATTAATTCCTGGTCTATTGATAGTAGCAAATGATAGAGTAGTTAAAGTTCCAATGGAAGTTGCTGTGCCAGTTTCACTTCTAGATTTGATAAAGTAAATGGTACTGTAGTCAGTTTGGAAAGTTGCATCTGTAATAGCACCCAGAGCAGGTTGACCATTTAGACCTAAGACATCAATGGTAATAGTTTTGATAGCATCATTAGCAGTAAAAGAAAGACCTCTTCTAGCAATAGTTTGTCTATGATCCGTTACTGCCTCAGTTCCATTCAAACCTACAGATCCATCACCAAAGGTTCCATATAGAAAAATATCTGGATATGCAGTAAGATCTGATCCCTCTTTATTGAGAGGTACACTTCCAAAGACATTAGTTACAGTAAAAGATGGAAGTCCTTTTGTCTTCAGAGTTATATTATCACTAGTTAGACTTTCTCTTGCTTTGTTGATCTCAAGATACTTAGTCTCTTTGTTGACAATCTCATATCCTTTAATATATGCCTTACCAGGACCAATGCTAGCAACCATTTTTCTGGAAGCTTCACCAGCAGTATATCCATTGTATAGACCAAATTCATCAGCAGCATAAAGACCTTTGTTTCTGTCTTTTTGTGCCCATTCTCTAATATCAATATCAAAGTTATCTACTACATAATCTCCACTCTCATCAAATGTTCTTCTTGCTAACGTTTGCTCAAGAACACTAAAATCGGTAGGTGAAATTTTTCTTTGTACAACTCCTCTCTTAACCGTAAGAAGCTGAATGAAATTTTTATCTGTAATTGCATCAAGAGCAAACTCTTTGATCTCTAGACTAATTTTAAGTCTATGTGCTCCAG